CTAGCAGGGGCTTGACCAGGTGTGCCCGGATCTTCTTCAAAAAATGTTAGGCGTTTACTTTGTCCAACTACTAACGACATATTATTGCTCCTGTGTTACTTCTGGTTTTTTAACTTCGTCTGCCTCAACTGCCAAGACAAACCCCTTGTTCGTGGTAAGACGTTCAGCTTCTTCGGGACTGACTGAATAAACCGTACCAACTTTATAATCACCCACAGACTTCACACCTGTCTGTTTATTGATTACCTTGATCAACACATCAGACTGCGTTGTTTTTGCTGCTTTAGCTGTCATAAATCACCTTTAATTTGAAATATATTGTTGTGCTTTAAATACATCACGCCACACAATGACACCACCGATCACATTCACAATGTCACCCCCTACCAACTCAACAGGGCCACTATTAGATGTTTGCCCAGCTAAGGCTTGATATACATCATCACGTACCGATTTAATGCCGCTAACGCCTGTTGCGGGCATATTCATAACCAATGTGACCGCAAAGCTAGTTGTTAAGCTTTGAGATACGCCGCCGCCCATTACTGGGTTATCTTGCGCTTGCTCATTTAAGGTATAAATAAATGCTGCAGGCAACCCTTGTGAGGGCTGGGCCAAATGTGTCACCTCAACCTCTAACAAGCGTTGAAAACGGGCTGTTGTTTCATCGTAGTCATCAGCTTGATCAGTTATCTCGATGCTACCGGCTTGGCCTGCACTGGTGTAGTTAACAAACGTATCACGTAAGGTATCGCTTGCCGCTGCCACACTAGCAAAACTACCTTCTTCTTCACTGATGATTTTGACAACAAAACCATCAGTACGTGTCAGCGTGTAGCCGTCTATCTCTTGCCGGTTGCTAAATGCTTGTTGATAAGCAATTGCTAAACCCACATCTTGTGAAATCACTAAGGGGTATACCTGGTTAGAAACCGCTGGCTCCATTAATGACACCAACAATTGCGCCGAATCAACGCCTTGCACATCAAGATTTGCAGGCATAATCACCTGCTGAAGTGATGGAACGGCATCTAACACCGTTTTAAAAACTGATAAATCAAGCATATTTAGCTAACGCCTTTGATAAACCTTTATAAAATCTTGCGCTGGTATAACCTTCATTTTTTCGCATTGCATTGGCAATAAAATTTGCAGCTTTTGCACCGGGATGCTTTACCAACTTAGAATGCTTGCCGCCAAACATTAAAGCCCCGTCGTCTTTTGGCTTGATAATGTGTGGTTTTGTACCTTGGTCAACACGTACCGCCTTTAACGACTGCCTGCGCCCACCCACTTTGCGATTAGGGCCAATCAACATAGCTGTTGATTTTGCTGATATACCCAGCCGTGACTTAGCTGAGTTCGATAAAGTTGAGCGCCCAATAGATCGTTTCAATGCTCCAGAACGGCTTCTAAAGCCGCTTTTCATGGTTTTTGTAATTGGCTTGGCGACTTCAATCAACCCCGCCCGAACAGCCTTGGTTTGTATATCCGTCTGAAACCCCTTCAACTCGGCCCTAATTTTTTCAGGGGTTACCATTTGCACGCCAAAATCAGACATTATTCAACCACCTTGCACATTAACTCGATATCTTTGTTTTGATTGCGCACGTTAATAGGCGGCGCGACAATGTTGTAGATTAAGCCAGTTGCTTTGTCTTTGACTCGATGTTTGCTAGTGAGGCTCTTTGTTAAGCTGTCATAGCGCATTGCAATTTTTGTTGTGGTTTCGCTGTTTAACTGTTCTGATGCAAAAAACTCTTTACCGTGAAGCGGCTCAATGCCTGCCCAACGTGTACCCATTGCAGCCCATACTTTTGAAGAATCACCATAACCATCACGCGACTCTGTTGCAGCTTGCAACTCAACCCGATCTTTTAATCGCCCCGCACGCATTAGAATGAAATCACGCGATATTGTTGTAACAACAAACCAACAGACATTGGTGTTTCAATCGCATTGACACCAACAATCACACTTTCACGATTCACAAACAAATGACCAATTAATAACAACATGGCAGATTGAATAGAGCTAGGCACATCAGCCGCCACGCCATAGCCACACTCAAAGTCAATTTCAACTGCATTACGCTGATTGCGAGTATCAGGCCATGTTTTCCCATATTCAGGATAAACAACACCTACGATGGTTGATGTATCAGTGGTGTACTCAGCAGTATCAAGCACTTGCTGAACTCCGTCAGTGTCGATGTAACGTATCTCTGTGACATCTTGCAGGTTAGGAGATAACTCAATCACACCATCAAAACAATCTGCATACAGTGTTTTAGTCTGAGTAATTAAAGGCCGTTGAAGATAACCCTCGCAATGCTCACGCGCTACTTTGATCAACTCGCTAATCAAAGCATCTTCATCAGCCGGATCACGAAGGTGATCAAGTGCCTGTTGTAAGCTTACAGGCTCAGTTGCAGGCGGTGTTTTTACAATGACAGACATAGTTAATCACTCACAACATAGGTTTCGATTGTTTCAGCAAGTGTCACCGTGCCAGTGCCTTGCCATTTCAGCTTATGACGGCCTTTTTGGTCGTAAATCAAATCAACATGGAACTCACCAATGGCATCACGCACCAGTTCCGCATCAGTGCCATATTCATAACTCAATGTAGAACCATCAGGCTTTGTCAGTGTGAAAAATACACTTGTTGGATCTGTTTTTGTGCTGCCATCCAGTGCATAAAAAACAATACTGCTTTGATGCAAGTCACCGATGTCGTAGGTTTCTGTTGTCATTTTATGGCCTGCTTAAATCGTTTCTTAATAATGGTTTTGCCATACTCAATATTTGAGATTACAGCGCCATGCTCTGAGCGCGTAATCGTAGCTTGATATTGATTGCTACTCATCTCGCTTGTACCTGGTTGCAATTGGCCAATCACCACCACCAAATCAGAAGCCGTGGCAGCCTCTACGTGACTTATATTGACAATTAATTGGCTGCTATACCCATCTAAAGCAGTTAAAACCTCACTGGCATCTGCCGCTGCAACCAACAGTGCATCTAGCAAGTCACTCGCTGTTGCACCTTCTGTAATACTGGCTTCAATCACGTTGCTGGCTATTACACCATCATGAGCATCACTTGCTGCTGCAACTTCGTTAACTGTTACTATCGCAGAGATAACACCATTGAGGTCATCGTTAGCAGCGGCATTAGCATTAATTGCTGCCAGAAGGCTTTGCATTGCTTGTTGCTGTTCGCCCGCCGTAGCGTTTTCATCAATAGTTGCTGCCACAACCGAATCACTGCTTGCTGTCTGGCTTTCGCTAGATACTAGCGATTCATCAATACTGATATTTACATTTGCTGTCGCACTCTCAATACTGCTTGCAGTTAAGTTTTCAGCTTGGCTAACATTAGCCTGCTGAGTAGACGTAACTTGCTCACTTGCACTTGCCGCCTCACCCAAAGAAGCACCGAGCACAGTTTGCGTGGTTGCAGTTTGCAAGTCAGTAGCAGCATTTAACTCTGATTGCGTCACAAGCGTGACTTTTGTAGCAGATTGCAAATCTGCAACGCTAACTGACTCTGTTAATCCAACCAGCGTTAATTTAGCTGCTGTTGATACCTCACTCGCGATCACTGTTTCATCCACACTGGCATTATTAATTGCCTGCGAGCTGTGACTTTCACTTGCTGTTAATGATTCTGACAGCATTGCATTGCTATCTATGTTACTTGTACTGCTGTCGCTGCTTGTTAAGGCTTCTGTGAGTGAATCCGTTGCTAATAACCCCGCGATTTGATTATCAGAAGCCGTACCTGCTTCAACACGATCGCTTGCTGTTTGTTTATTGGCCGATACGTCATCAATCGCCACGCTCGACGCTGTATGATTCGCGCCAACAACAGCCGTCACGGTTAGCGTGTCACTTGCTGTATTGCTATCAGTTTGCGAGCCAGACTTGATAACACTGGCATCACTTGATTCTGCACTACTAACAGATTCGTTTGCACTCGCTGTGACAGGTGGCGGTGCGCCATTAACAGTGACAAGCTGATTACCATTATTGAAATCGCCTGCCGAACTTTGCCCGACAGCACGAATATTGACGTAATACGTGCCAGCCGTTAAGCCTGTTACAGTAACGGAATGCGTAACAGTGCTATCCGATCCTACTGTTGGGTTTGATGTTGTTGTGAGCTTGCCAGTGGTTAAAATGTCGGTATAACCGCTGCCTGACGTTTCAGAAAATCGCCAATGAAGATCAATTGACTCTTCGCCACCATGCCCGGCCACTGAATAGGTGCACGACATGGTAAAAGTTTGACCTTCATCAATGTTTGGATCAGTGTTTGGCGTTATTAATGTAACCCCTGACAGATTCTTAGCCATTACTCAAACCTAAGCTGACACCTTTCAGAAAATCCGTTCTGCTCAGCCTGTTTATTAATCATATCAATATCAGCTTGATTATTAGGATAATCAGCACAGCCAACAGGCTTACATGCACGACCACCCACATCATGCAGCTCACAGGTGTTTTTGGCCGTCAAATACTCACATGGCGGCGGGCGGTCGGGTCTAAAATGTGTTGCGCGACAACAAACCGCATTACACACCTCTGTTGGGCAACGCGGTATGCCGTTTTCAATCACATAGCCTGTAACAGACATTACAAGCTTGCTGTATAAGTGACGTTGAGCGTGTCACCACTGCCAACCGACTTATCACCACCAGAAAACAGGCCAACAGAATATAAAATACCTGTTGTGCCACCTTTGGTTGCGTTTGATGCCAAAAAGCAGCCTTTAATCGTTTGTGACGCAGCATTAATGCTAAATGATGTTGCTGTGGTTGCTTTGCTGCCTGCAGAAGCCGCACCCCATGCAGGTGTCGGTCTAGCGCCTTCTGAATAATTCGTGTTTTCCGTCCAGCCACTATGTGATGCCATCGTGTCACCGACTGCTTCACCTGTGTAGCCAGTAGAATCAACCAAGCCCAAATACCACGCAGCAGTGTAGGCACTGCCTTCAAGGTACTTGTCCAAAGCATCATTTTTGCCTGCTGTGGTAACAAGATTTTCAATTGTATCTTTCCATTTCAAGTTGCCGTCACTATCGAAGCACTCAACTAGATACACCCCCGATGCCTGAGCTTGCTCTTGCATTGCAGCCGACTTGCCCACCATTGCAGCACCTGCAGCCATCGCAGGCGCACGTTCGTTTTGACCTTTATGCATCTTTAGGCTCCAAATCTGTTTCTAAAAACCACCGACTCTGCTCAACATCATCAGTATCCACAAAAGACACCTTGACGCGCTTACAGTCGCGGTCTTTGTCCCACTCAACATCATCAACCACACCTTCAAGCAAGGTGTTTTTGATAACGACTTGTGTTTTTAATTTCATTGCTCGCCCCTTTTAAATAGCTCGCATAAAAAAGCCCCAGTTAAGGGGCTTTATGTTGGTTTAAGCTTTACTATTCTTCGTCTTGAATAGTTGGCAAAACTGCGTTTGCGTTTGCGTTTGCGTCTGCGTCTGCGTCTGCGTATTCGTCTGAGTAT